TGACGGGGCCGGCGTGTGCCGGGGTCCCTACCCCCCATGTTATTTTTCGCCGCCGGTGATAAAGAACGGTCCGCCCACATAATCATCTTGATTTTCGCTATTCACCGCAAACGCATTTAATATAATTGCCTTATCCGATTTCACCGTTACTGTATAGACATAATTCTGTCCGGCCGGCTCCAATTCCTCGTTTTTGTTTTCAATGCACCATGTCGCCGCCGGTGAAAGTGTCACCACATATTGCGCGCCGGCCGATAATGCGCTTGGGATTGTAACTTGTGTCCCCTGTTTTAATTGTGTTGTGATTGGTAAATAGTTTTTAAGCGCGTCCGTAATTTCTTTCGCGGCCTGTTGGTCCGGCCCCGCTACCATGATCGCAATAATTCCGCGGTCGCCGCCGCCACTTCCGCCACTTTCAACGGGCATGGCCCACTTTGTCGCGCTTCGTCTGATAGGCGTGGGCGTAGTTTTCGCCGCCCCGGCGGTACCTTTTGCGAGATTCGGCCGATAATATTTCGTTCTGTAATCCATTTACTTTTCCCCCGTGCTTTTCGGTTTGTACGTTTCCCATGTGATCGTGTGCGGCAATAACCTGTTCGACACGATAACATCATCATTGTTTATATGCTTCTCTATCAGTTTGTTTGATTTCGCCCTGTTACAAGCAAGATGCGCTAATTGCAAATTGTCCCGGTCTGATGGGTGGCCGCCTAATGATACCGGCACAATATGATCTATTGACTTGCTTAATGGGTGCGGCCACTTTAGCGACATGTCAACCGGCTTTCCGCATATCGCGCAATGGGTTTGTGTGGCGTATATGTACTTCTTATTCTTGTCGAACTGTGCGCGGTGTGTGCCGTCCCTGTCCGGCCGGAACCTTTCGGCCATGGTGTCCCCTTTCCAAAACAAAAACGGCCCCGGTTCGGAACACCTTTTGGGCCGTTTTCGCTATTCAGTTTGTTTGTGTGCGGTATCTGTGCCTTACTTTCCGCAATACCACATTATCACGTTATTTTTCCCCGGTGGTCCAAACTTTCGGCAATTCCCATAATTCGGGGATTCTCCGCACACATTGGCCGATTTCGTCCCGGTGCAATATGCACCCCTTGCAATCGTCCCCACAGGACGCACAATACCGGCGCAATACATCTACCGCCGCCCGTACCGCGGCCGTTGATGGTGTCATTTCGTATAATTCTTCCGCCGTGGCGCCTTTGTAATCGCCATTTTGGCACTTTTCCGCCGTTTTTACCGCGTCAACGGTTAATCTGTCAATCGTGATTGTAATTGCCATTTCGTTATATCCACCCTTTCCAATATGCCACCATGTATAAAAAGCGATAACGGTATTTCGTGATGGTCCCGCGGGCCGCGCTGATCGTGTCATACTTCCGCCCCATTGTGACCACTTCCCATATAGGGCGGCGCATATCTTCCGGCACCGATAGCAACGCCGCATCAACTGCCCGAATGTCCGCGAGATTGTTTTCTCGGACGATCGCCGCGTGTGCCGTTGGGTCCCCCGGTGTCGTTCCTCGCGGCATGCCGTCCATGGGAACCGCCGTTGTGAGTGCGTCCGCCGCTTCCGCTTTTTTGCGGTCATAGCCGGATACCAAACCCATCACCGCGCGCAATACATCGTCCGGCAAATCCGATTTTTTCGGGTTATAAAAATCGCCCATCATATCACCCCCGCCGCTTGCACAACTCACAAAACGCGTTAACGGACGCATAGAGCCGCCATTCCTTGTTATCCTCACGGTATAGCACCACCGGCACTTCGTCCGCCCTCGCGTCCCTTTTTGCCTGTTGCAAGGCCTTTTCTAATTGCGCCCTTGATATCGTCTTATATCGCTTTACCTCGATGTGTACACCGGGAACACCTACCACATCGGCATCACCGTTTGCGCCGCTATACTGTTGCCCGCGGCGAGCATCTGCGAAACCGTATTCCCGCAAGATGCCCGCCACCTCTAATTCGCCGCGCTTTCCCTTTTGGCGGCTATTCGTCATGGCCGCCGCCCTCGATCATATCGTGTGCCACTTCCTCAATAATGCGGACCATGTGCCGGGTCACCGTTACCACCGCCATTTTGGAAATGTCGTTGTCCGGGTCCTCTTTCGCCGCGTCTAAAATGCCATTTAACCGGCGGGCCACCGCCGCCAATGCTTCCGCCGCGCCGGCTTTCTTTCCCTTTTCGTATGCTTCCATACCCTCAAATTCATGTTTACTCATGTTCATTACCTCTCTACCCATTTTGCCGGTATCGGTTTATCGAGATCGCGCGGCCCTATATCGGTTAATTCCACCGCTACCACGTTACCGCCATCAATCCAAAATAGGGCCGTTGTGTCTTTTACGGCTTGCGCCGCTTCCCCGTATCCGATGCCGTAATACTCCATCAATAGGGCCACCTTTTGCCCGAATGGTATATCATACATTTCGCCACCGTCCTTTCGTTATTCCTTTCCGCTTATGCAATTCTCCATCGCGTCCATCACGGCCGCGATTTTCTCCGGGTCCGCGCCGGCTTGCTTCATGCGGTTCAATGCCGTTATATATCCGTCAATATATCCGGCTTCGTATGCGTCTAAATCCAATTCGCGCCCCCTTATTGGTCTTTCTTTAGCCACCAATTATAAACGGCTTCCGCGTCTTTCTGCCCGATGTACGGCCGCCCGATTTCTTTATCTTTTGCTTTTTTGTTTTCGATCATGCGGGCAAATGCCGCCATATAGTTTTCTTTGTACTTGGGCCACCGTTCAAACTCTCGTTCTTGTGCTTTTGGGCCACCCATCGGACACCCTACACACCCCAAACGCTTGAAACCCTCGTCATATAACTTGCAATACCGTACGCCATGGCCTTTGATAAAATCCCATACTTCCGCATCGGTCCAATCTATAATCGGATTCAAGATTGTTTCGTACTTTCCTTGGAGTAGTGCCGGCACATCTTCCGCGGCGATCGTGTCGGGGTCATACAACTCGCGTGGCGTGCTTTTCTTCTCCGTCATTTCCAACCCCCCCCGCGTATTTTTGCGGCGCGACGATTCGTCCCACCGTACCCCGGTCAACTTCACGCCACCCGGCGCGCCCATGTGTTCTTTCAAACCCACGCAACAATACCGAACTAAACGTGTTGGCGGCATGCTCTTTTTGGGGATTAGGTTCCACATGGTCACCGCCTTGCCGTCTTTGTCCCTTGGTATCTCCATAGACACATCGGGAAATGTTTTCACAAACTGGACCAATTCGGGCGGGTCAACACTTGTAACGCTATAAACGGCCTTGTACTTTACGCCCGCCATGTCTGCCAATGCTTTCAGCGTCACGGAATCTTTGCCGCCGGAAAACGCCATGTAATAACCCTCTGCCGGTTCAAACTTTTGCAAGCGGTCTATGGCCTGTTCGATTTTGTTTCGGCCGTATATGTTCAACTGTTCCAACATCGCTTTACTTCACCTGTATATTTTCCCTTTCCACAAGCACCGCGCCGGGTACCTGTTCGCCGTTTTTCATCGCCTTTTTAATGGCCATCTTGTCCGGCTTTTTCTCCGTCACGTAGTAACCCGCCGGCAATTCGTCAATGCTTGTAATGTCCACCTGTTCCGACTTCCGCCATGTGATCGCAACGCGGGCCGATTTGTATTTTTCGCCCGCGAGCATCGCCGCAAGATACTTTGTTAATCTGTCCGCCTTATTGGCCGCCGCCTTTTTCCTCTGTGCGAATGCCTTTTCTTCATCGGCATACATGGCCGCGTCCGCTTTTAGATTCTTGATAAACAGGGCGATGTTTTCCACCTTGGTTTCTTTGTCCACCTGTAACGCGTCCAATTCCGCCATGTTCAGTATTTCGCCGGTTTCTTCGTCTATCTCAAATTCAAATGATTCAATCGACTTGATAATGTCGTACAATGTCGCCATGATCTATTCACCCCTTTCGTATGCTTCTCTTGCGGCCATAACCGCTTCCAACACTTCGTCCGTTGTGTCTACGTGTTCCCGGCATGCTTCCATGGTACCGCCCACAACGTTTAATAACATCGCATAGAATGCCGCCGTTGCGGTTTGCGGGGCTTTCGATTTTTTCGCCAATATTTGCAAGTTTTCATTGGCGAATAGAATCGCCGCGCGGGCCGCCGCGCATAAGAATACGGCTAATTCTTTACCATCTGCACCGCCGCCAAACTCGAGTTCCACGCCGTCTTTTTTATCTGTTATCGTCATTTTCATTCTTGCCATTTGCTTACCCCCTAAAAAAACAAATCCCCGTATCGCTTGCCGTCCGTGAACGGGTCAAATGACATTTCCGGCGGTTCATATTTCGTTGCCGGTTCCGCCTGTCGTTCCGTGGTGTCCGTGGGGACAAATTCGTATCGGTCCACAAGCACTTCCGACCGTGTGCGCTTTTCGCCGTCCACTTCGTATTGGTCTGTCTGATAGCGGCCTTGTACCATGATCGGCTTGCCCTTTCGGAAATACTGCGCGATGCCGTCCGCCGTCTTTCCGAACGCCACGCAACGCGGGAAATCTGTATTTTGGGTGCCGTCTTTCCTTTTCGGCCTGTCCACCGCCACCGTGAATGTCACCATGTTGCCGCCGTTGCTTGTGGCTCTCGTTTCGGGGTCCCTTGTTAATCGGCCCATAAGTATCACAATGTTCATTTGCTTTGTGTCCTTTCGTTTACCGTGTCCCGCCTTTTTCTCATTTCTTGGAGCCGGCGGGCCTGTTCCTTTTTCTCTTTTTCTCTTTTTATAGAATCCTTTTTTATATATTCCTTTTTTATGGTGTGTACATCATGCGGTACATCATGTGGTACATCGGGTGGTACATCGGTTTCCCGCTTGCCTTGATTTTTCAACGCGAAACCCGGTACATCATGTGGTACATCAAGTGGTACATTTGGTGGTACATCGTTTCGTGGTTGCCATTTGTCATAATTGACAATCGTGATCGTGGTACCGCCGCCGTTTTTCTCCACCTGTATCATGTTGTCCGCGGCCAATTCATCAAGGAATCTCGCCACCGTCCGCCGGTCCCATTCCCATTTATCCGCGAGCCATCGCAAGGAACAATGGACCGTCCCGCGCTTTCGAAACACCGTTTCGCCGCGGTACACTTCCGAATGGTCACGCCATGCGGCAAGTGTTATCAGATGCACCCACGCCATGCCGCGCGTGTATCGCTCGCCGCGCCATACCCAATGGCCAATCAATCCGCGGTCTATTGCCACCCACCCATTAGCCATTTACGCCGCCTGTGGCCCGCTTCATAAAATCCGCATATTCGGCGCTTGTCATTTGGTCTAAACGGTCGATGTGGTAATGGTCCATGATCTTTTTCATGTCCATTCCCCTTTCCCTTGCGATTCTCTCGACTTCCGCGGCAATATCCACCGTGAATACCGCCGCATCATCATCTGTCGTTGCGAAACCAAACGCCATTAATAGGGAATACCGGCGGGCATATGTCAGCGCGCTCCCGTATTCTTGCGCCGGGTTCGCCTTGCCGGATAATGTCGCATTGGGGACCCTACACCCGCGGCGTGGTTCCTGTTCCTCACCGTTGACAATGGGGACCGTTACCACGTAATCCACGCCGTTTAGCGGCTCGATGTATTGGTAGTAATCGCCGCCCATGTCCCCTATGGCTTTCGTGATCGCCGCAAGATCGGTATATGTATATCCGTATCCGTCCGCGTTTTTCTTTAGATTTTTCGCCATTTCGTTCTCCTTTTCTACCAATGGCGGGCCGCCCATTCTTCAATGAGTGCCGCCGCCTGTCTGTAACTGATATCGAATAATCGTTGTAAATGGTCTGTGAGCCGGTCCATGCTTTCGTCCATTAGCGTTTGGCATTCCTCGCACAATTCGCCGTCCGCCGTCTGTGGGTGCTTGCCGCAAGCGATGCAAGCATCATGTGCGGAAATGTCCGTGGATCGGCAAACAGGGCAACAATTCAAAGTGGCGTGTTCGTATGGTGTTTTGGCGGCCATTTCGGCATATTCCTCGCGTGTTACCTCTCCCGGCGTGAAAAACTCCGCCCCACAATCCAAACAAACAAATATGGCTGTTTTTGGCGTTCTATCTCTCTCCATCGTCCGCCCCCATATCTGCAAGTGTATACACCGCATAATGTGCGCCGCCCTTGCTTGTCACCGTGTTCGTGATGATCGGCACACCCTCGCGGCGTAAATCCGAAATGCGGGCCGCCAACCTCATGATGTGGTATTTCTCCCATGCGTCCGCCGCGGTAATGTGTCCGTACTTCATCAAGTGATTAAGAATCTTTGTTGTCTGTGTATCTCTTGCCATGATCTATTCTTCCCCCTTAATTAACTGATAAATAACGATGGCCACAGGTAGCCAAAACATCGCCATCGCGCACCAACTTGCAATCAACATATCCATGGTCTATTCCTCTCCTTTTCCGTATACTCTTATTTCTTCGTATTCGTTGCGGTCACAATGACAAACGCCCGTCCCATCGTCCACGAAAACATCTACTGCGTCCGTGCCGCATACATCGACAACGGTATACATTTCGCCGTCTATCTCGATTTCAGTACCGATGGGGAGCCACCCACAAGCAACATGGCCATGTGTGAGTGCCGCGCCGCTTGCGGAACCGTAACCGGCGGGCGAATTACACGCCGGGCAATACTCCGTCACCCTTGCCGTGGTGGTGTAGTAATCCGCCGTTGGTGCCGGTGCCGCCTGTGGCGGGCAAAATGCCACCATAGCGGCGACAAATAGCGCGCCTAACATGTCGGCCCCTTTTCGGCATCTTCCGCGCCGATATCGGGCATTTCTAACCCGTAGCGTTCCGACACCATGCGGGCAAACCGCCGCGGCAAGTGTCCGCCCGCCAATTTGCGGCATGTGTACGGGTAGTCGTAATCAATGGCCGCGGCTAACTCTTTTTTGGTTTCGTCTACAAGGAACATGGCCGCAAGTACCTTGGCCCGCCATTCTTCCACCGTGGGCGGTTTCGTGCTTGCCTTGTATACTTCGTAGGCATCGACCCCGTACGGCTTGGATACCATGATAGAATCACCGCCGCCGCATGGCGCGAACTTGTAGGGAATCCGCGCCGCCTGTAACATGCCCACGAATCGCGCCGCCTTTTCGTGGTCCGCCGATTCAAACAGGAAATGCCATTCGCTTGTGTACTGTCTTACGTTAGTCATTGGCCGGCCCCCTTTCCATCGTGATCTCGCCTAAACTCAATTCGCGGTAAAAATGCAAGCACGCCGGCCCGTCCGGGTCTACCCTGTTTGCTAACTTACAGGACCCATGGCGCATGCGGCGGTCCGTGGGTTTTTCGTAGTACGGGCATTCGCCGCATGTGTAGTATTCGCCCCGCAATTCGTATTCATCGCGGATATTCTGCGGAACGCGTTTCGTTTCCATGTAGGTAATGACAACGCAAAACGCCCCGGCGTAGTCATGGAAACGCATTTCCACAACATCGTGGGCATCGGTGAAACCGTTTACCGCTTCATCAAATGCCGCCGGGTCCCTCTCTACTATGGTTTTGATTTTTTTCTTGTAGGATTCTCGCATTAAAAACACCCCCACAATTTCTACTTGTAGGGGCCTTATAGAATGCTCTTTTTTATGATTTAAGGAATAATTACTATTCTATCCCTTGAAATCTTGCGCGCATTCGTAAGGCCCCCGCGCACTAACTGAACATCTTTAATGTAGCACCGGCGGGGAATCTTTGCAACAACTTTTTGCGGTTTCGGCGTATTCTTGCGGATTGTCCCCACCTGTCACGCGGCGTATACTGTAATTGCACAGTATCCTTTTTGAGAAGTTTGGGGAATGGCTGATGGTTGTTTGGGCGGTTGTTCAAAAACTCTTTATCTCTTTCTCCTGTCAAACGATCATCGGCCCAAACGCCGCCGGGTCTGTTCTTCGCCCGGCGGTTTTTGGTTACAAAAAAGGCGGGCCATTATCGGCCCGCTTTCCTTGCGATATCTTCCCGCACTAACTGCTTGATGTAACCTTGTACACTTTCGGCGGCATCTAATGCGGCGATGATATCCGCGTCCCGAACCTTGTGCAACTTTAGGCCATACCGGCGCATGTTCTGCGCGTCATATTTCGCCTGTGCGCGTTTTTCTGCGTCTGTCCGTGCCATTAGTCCACCGCCCTTGTGATGTTCATTATGCGCCACCTGTGGGCCGTCCACCCATAGCGGCGGGCCATGGCGTTTTTGCAATCTTCCATGTTCGCCTTGCTTCCCTTGCGGTGTTCGCTCTCAAACTCCGCCGTGATGTAGTCCGTGCCGGTGTCCACGTACGCCGTGTATTTCCTCGCCGTGTACCTTTTCATGGCTCTATCCCCTTTCCTTTAACTCGTCCGATGTTTTTACCCACCGTTCCCAAAACTCTACGCGGATCGCGTTCTCACGTTCAACGTGTTCCATGTTCAATTCCATTATTGCTTTTGCGTCACATTTCGCGGCTTCGTACCTTTCATCTTCCGGGTAGTCCTCAATGTCGGCCCGCAAATCTTCGCAAGCAACTTTCCGTAATAACTTGATCGCGTTTGTGTCTGTGAACTTCATGTCCGTATCCTTTCCCCCGGATATGCCGCCGGGACCGGCTTTCGTGTTTGGGTGTTACTGCTCGTTTTCTCTTTCGTATTCTTCGCGCGCTTCCTTGTAGTATCTCACCGATTCTTCATACGTGAATGTTTCGGGCCAAATGTACGTTACGCCGTCAATTTCAAGGCCTGTGACCTGTCGCAATATCCATTTGCGTAATGCTTCCATGTCGATTCCGCCGTGTTTTTCCATGTAAGTAAGTGCCTTATTAACGGCGATGCGGTTTGTCTGTTCGCGGCTATCCATGCGTCCATCAATGTATAATCTCATGTCCGTATCCTTTCCCCCGGATATGCCGCCGGGACCGGCTTTCGTGTTTGGGTTATTTGTTGTACTTCTTGGCGTTGGTCACTTCGCGCACCTTGATTTTGTCCCCGCCGCCGTTTTCGGCGACGGCCGCCGCTTTGGCTTCTTCCTTGCTATCCGCGAAAACCAAATATGTTTCGACGCCCCATTCACCGATACTAACTGTGAACTTCCGGCCGGTGTACTCTTTGGCCGCTTCAATGGCTACGCGGTTTAATTCGTCTAAACCTCTCCATGTGTCCATTTTGTATACGCGCTTCATGTTCAAACTCCTTTCAACCCACCGAGCAACCCCGGATTGTCAATATAAATCCTAACTAATACTAACATAGGTAAAACATATATGCAATACCTAATCCGAAAAAAGTTGGAATATTTTTTCGGCCGCTTTCCGCCCTGTAAAATTGCGTGGTATCAGAGTACCACCACCCACAATAAAACCGCTTAAAACGCAAATTAGCGCGCCATTTTTGCTATCTTTTGACGAATATTTGATTTTCGCGTGGTTTTCACAAGATAGCACGAAAAAAGCGGGGACCCCGTAAAGAGTCCCCGCGATTCTCGTTTATGCGGTAAAGGAGCGAACCCGCATAAAATGCCCACTATATTTTTACTTGCTATCTTTGTATAACTTCCGTTTGCGCTTTTGGTATTTCATGGTTTCATCACCAATGCGCGCCGCAACCGTGAACGAATTGTTTTTCCACCAAACCCAAATCGTTGTGACCACATCAAGGACCGCCGCCACCGCCACTTCGATTTCCTCGGTGGAATACGGCAACGGGTTTTTGTCGAATAGCGTCAACACCGTGTTGATAATGACCACAAACGCGATCACGGTTCTAATGATGGTATCTTTCTGTATAGGCTGATACATGATCTAACGCGCCCCCCTCTCCAAATCGTCTATGCGATGATTTGCAACCTTGATTCGTTCATCTAACAAATCCGCGTCCGCTTCCAACTGATAGACACGTTCAAGCACTCCATTGTGTTTTTCAACTCGCTTTGTCAAATCCTCTATCTTCGTTGTGATTACTGCAATGGTGGCGGCTTCCTTTTCGCCGTGCCGTTTGTCCATGTACCAATTATTTATCAGGCACACAAGCAAGGCGGCCCCGGCGGCTATCAAACTTTCAAGCATACCGGCACCCCCCTAAAACATCGCATCAACTAATTCTTGGATTTCGCGAACCTCTTTCGGCGTGTATCCGGCGGCCTTTAATCTTTCCTTGCGTGTAGCACCATCGCCCCATGTGGACCATCTTTTATCAGAACACTCGCCGCGGTATATCTCGCGTGCGATCGCCTTTAATGACTTTTTGGGTGCTTTCAGCACAACGGAAAACTGTTTATTGATTAGCCGTTTCACCGTGCCGCGTGTATCACGGGCCACCACCCTATACAGGTATGTTCCCACGCCTAATTCCGCGAAATGTATGGACGGGTCAACGGTGGATACATCGAACACGGTTCCGCCGCACTTCGTTTTTTTGTATGCCCGCTTTTCCCATTTCTTCGTGTCTTTGTTGATAACGCCCACGGTCACATATCTCAATGTACAATGGCTTTTTACCTTGCCGGAAATCACAAACGGCGTTCCCTTAACGATCGTGGACGGTGTAACCATGTTATGCGTGGAAAACCCGCTTTCCCGCATGTTCGCGCCATTCTCTAATGCCACGATCACATGTTCAGCTTCGTTCAATACAATGTCCCCGCGCTTTAGGTTTATATCGGTTTGCGTGTACTCCGTGCCGGTCAACCTTTCAAACTTGCCGGACGGCTTCACACAATCCCATAAATTGCCGGTCCACGCATTCGGGGATATCTTCACCCCGGCCGCGATGATGGCCGCCGCCGTCATGGCACTACAATCGGTTTCAACCTTTTTCGTGATTTTGGCCGGGTCCCATTTCGCCGCCTTTAGTGCTTCATAGAATGATAGGCGATTTCCTTGGTCATACCCGATATTGTCATTGGCCGCGGCCTTTTCCATCACCCGCGCGATTTTGTCCGCGATATCGTCATTTTTGGGCCTTATAACGCAATTCTGACCAAAGTACCACCAAGGGCCGGTGTGTACCTCGCCGCCCGTTTGGTCACCGGCGGCCCCGCCCCTTGCGCCGTGGTTTTCGTCCCATGCGGCCCACGCACATTTTACTGTCATAATATCCCCCCCTGTTACGGCGTATATTCAAGCCGCATGTGTACGCTAACATTTGTGGCATTTCCGCTTGTGCTTTTCCATACTTCACAATTCCCGCCGGTAGTCGTTGCGCCGCCGATGGTGGCCGCGAAATATACCATATTTGCGCCCTGTAACCATGCAATCGTGTGTTGCGGCGCGGTGCTAAAAATCCCCGATGGAATCGTAAACGCATTTGAAACTGATCTATAATGCCCGTTGCTTGCGGCAAACGTGAGCGATGCAAACGTGACATACCCGATGGCCACAACGCGGCCCGTGTTGTACTTCACGTAATGGAAATTACCACTATTGCCGGTTTCGATGATGTATTCCGCCGCTTCCGTGGGTCCGCTTGTTTCGGTGAACGTGCCGCCGCCTGTAATGCCTAACGCTTCCGAAAGTGTGGTGGACAACTGCCCTAATTCCATTTCGGTATACTTACCATCAAGGATATCCCACGTTGTCTTAACAATCTTAAATGGTGCTTGCGTTTCGTAGGCCGGGAAAACAACGTTGATGGTGTCACACAAGTTACATTGTAAGAGCGCGGCGAAATCTTCGTATCCCGCGAAATCCTGTAATCGTATGAAATCCACCTTGATATTCTGCGCCGGGAGATACGGCCGCTGCGCGTTCATCACGCTCGCCGCCATGGTCTGCAACTGTGCCGCCGTGGGTTTTTCCTCGAACTTTTCGGAAAGATCAAGCGGCGCAACAACACGCCGCCCATTCGGTAGCATCTGCCCGCTATCCACGCGGGACCCGCGAACCACTACGGACGCGCCTTTGTCGTCCGTGCCGGTCCAATACGGAACGCAAGAATTATATGCGCCCTCGTAGTCAATGGATTCATCATAATCAAGCATGTTCACGCCGTACCGAATCGCAAAATCGCGCGTTTGGCCGCGGCTTCTATGCAAGATGGCATTATACCCCGAAAACTCCCATTCGCCGCCGTATGCGTCCAAAATGGACCCCTCAACGCCGCCCATTAACTGCCGTACCGTGCGGGGAACTCCATCAAACGCCGCCATATATGCGCCGCTTGTGAAATCCGCGGAAAACGTGAATGGGTTCCCGCTGATGTTGTTGAATACATCAAGGGCGGCCGCAAGTGAATTGATATTCTTTGCCCACGTGGTTATGCCGGTCAAGCGGTATGAGATATGCACACAATGGACCGTCACAACGCCATTGATGGGCCGGTCCATCGACACGATATCAAACGGCTCTACCGTCCCCGTGTCGTCATGCGTTACGCCAATGATACGGCCTATTTTAATCAATTCATAATTGGCACCGCCCACGGGGTATTCTATGTCGGTTTCGTATACGCCGTTTCGTTCCTCAACGCACACGGCCGAAATACAATCGCGCAACCTACCCAAACCGTTAGTGGTGAACGCGGTTTCTGTGCTCTCGTAAATAATCGGTATCATAAACGCCACCACCTCGGAACGACTTGTAATTGCGACACCGTGTTGTCAAACGTGATCGCGGTTTCACCGGGCGGCAATTCCGGCAATTCCGCGCCGAAACTCACCGCGTTATTAACGGACACCACGTTGCCGGATTCGTATTTGTACGCTTCGCCAATGTCCAAATCAAGGTAAAGCGGCTCGCCCAAACTGCCTTTTGAACTATCGCCCGTTATCGTGCCGGTGTTTTGTGCTACTGTGGTCCCGATTACATTTGCCGTGCCTGTATATACTGCATACCGCCAAATCTCCAACGTGTCCGCGTCCGCATCGTATGTCATCTTGATTCCGGCCGTGCCGTCTACGGTCGCCGTACTTGCGGGCGATCCTGTCGGGTAATAATCACAACTAAACCCCGTTACCACCGTGCGCGTGCTTGATGTTCCTTTCATGAACGCATCGGCAAATGTATTTGATACGCGGGCGATAAATGACCATGCCGTGGGTGTTGATATAATAGCCGCGGTTGTATCTGTGGCCGATGGGTCAAATGATACTGTATTAAGATTCACGCGGTATCCCTCTGCGCCTTTGATTTCAAAATCAAGATATTCCCCGGACACTCTGAACGTATCGCCCGTATTCAACAACGCGCCAACATTCTGTATCACATGCCGCCCCGTTATCATTTGACTATTGGCGATGGTGTATACCCCTATCGGCGTATCTGTGATTGTTATTGCATCGCCCCCAATATTCAATTCTCCGTAACCTGTAACCATAAGCAACGGCCGCGCATTGAATGCCGTGGGGTTTTCGATGGTGCCGCCGCTTGTGATGGTTTGCGCCGTGTCGCCGTCCACTAAAAACCGTTGTGGCTTGCAATCGAACTTGACCGAAAAACGGCCCATTTGTACGCCCACCGTGTCCACTTCAATTTCACCCGTGAACGCCGCCATGCGGTATTCATCGGGGTTCAAATCGTTTTCAAGGCGATAATATCCAACGTGGGACCCTAACCAACTACGGACCGCCGCCACCGCTTCCGCGAAATCTTCCGCGCCGGTGGACCCTTGCGCCCCGATGGCACAATCATATTTGACCGCCACATTCTTATAACGGCCATGGTCTAAAATGTATGCGCCGTTTCGTCCGGGAATCTCTACCGATTCTGTATCGCGCGCCGCACTATCGAACACGTTTAAGATCGGAAGAGC